CCCCAAAGCTTCTCCCTAGTGGAGACTGCCCCAGGACCGTGTTTTGGATGGATATCAGTCGGATCAAAAGAACTCAAGACACTGCATAGCAGAGCTCGAGCTCTCAGGGCTAAACAGAAAGTTTGCCGATCAGAAACTCCCTCACGGGGGTCAACAGATCGACATCCAATCCGTATAGACTCACAATCCACATTCGGCGGCCACCAAAGATCGTCAATGTGAGGGAGATTAAACCCCTCACTATGATTTTCAAGGTGATCCGCCATCGCGGAGAATGTTTCATTACTGTCCTTAAGGTCGTCTTCAGTTTGTAAAAACTGAAGTATGACTTTTTGTTCTTGTTTAGCTGAGTAAGGGATCTCGTATTTGTAAAACAAATACAGGATTTGCCTCAGCTCTGTGATGCTTCGTACGCAAGGTGAAGGTAGAACCTTGCCATCGTGATTGAACACTAAACGGAAAAGCTCACCCATTAGCATGGGAAGCTTACTGCCAGGCATGGGTTTAAAGCCATGCTCGACAGAGTCCATTATATGTTCACCGGTTAAGGCCCTGTCAAGGGCCTTTCCGAGATGCGGCATAGTCTTCGTTAAGAAGCCTATACCCTCCCGAGCCGAGCGTGTCGCAATCTTTTGGATTGTTAAACGCAAAGCCCGTTGGTTAAACACATCACTACGTAACGTATGAACGTCACGCAGCAATGCAGAGATGAATAATACTTCATCTGAGCTCTTATTGGATACCATAAGGTAATCCTCTCAGAGCATGTGCAACGCTGCGCAACTAATGAAGACAACCAAACGATGGTGTCCTCACGATTCATCGCGCAGGTTATCCATGGATGACGACAAGGTAGCACGGAATTCCATTCTTACGTATTATATACGTAGAAATAGAAGCTTCGTGACTTACCAGAGTCGAGTCCATGTAGGCCTTCTTAACCCACTTGGTCAATTGACTTTTTTCAAAGCCGATTGGTCCAAAGGCTAAGTAAGACCGGACGGGGTGACGATCGTAGGGTTTTAAGCCCACAACCGTTTCCTCGCCTAATCTGAACTTTGACATATGAGGTCCTTTCGTTTGGCCAGAACAGATCAAGGAGTGACCCCTGACCCATTCCAGCATTTCTGCTGTTATGGAACCAGGGGGTTCCCCATTACCGGGACTTACAAAGTCCCGTTGATCAGGGATGCGGACCCGTTGCCAGTCCCGTCATAGAGGATCGTTGTACTCGCCCCTAGCGATGCTAGGAATGAGATCAACTCCGCATTGACGTGAGCGGCTTCGGAAAACGCAGTCATTTGGCCGACAGGAATGTCAGCCACTGCGTAGAAGGACACCTTCACCGATTGCGTCGTATCGACTTGACCCGCGATGGTTTTATCCACGCGAACAAGCGACCGGCGCCGTCGTGAAATGCCCTCACCGGTCTCCAGGTGAGAAACCAGGAGTCGGTGCGGTAAGTTCGGAGTCTCGAGAGAGGCTGCGAACGTTAACTGTCTGTCCACTGTTTGAATCCGGCCGAATTCAACTTCGGTACCGGCACTGTTCTTTACTTCATTGGTATTGAGCGTTGTTGGTAACATGCTGTACTCCCTAATTAACCGTAGGGAACGGATGGTTATCGACGATATTGGCGAGAAGCCGCTAAGGCCGATGCGAGCATAAACTCCTTGGGAGATATGCCCGATGTGCTTAATGCACTGCCGATATCCAGATACTTTGTGGAGCGTTTATACGCTACCTCATGGCATCTGGACGTTAGACGGAATGGTGTCTGATCGTTGGTGCCCTCGTGCAACCTTTGAAAGGTTGTCGTAGAGCGATCAACGGTCGTAGACCATGACCAGTCGTGTATGAGTGTCACAGGATCCAGATTCCCGACCTTAAATTTGTCAAGCCATGAACTTATGTTCACGACCCAATCAAAGACAAAGGTCCAGGGAATTGCGTTCCAGATGATCGCAGGGTTTAGATTAACCCCCAATGCATCTAGTAGCCCCAGTATATGAGCGTTTTCACGCTGATATTGACTAAAGTAATAACTATAGTCAAGCTGGGATCGGAACAGAGCTTCCGTGTACTTTACCTGTCGCTGCTTGCGACCCACCCCGACCATTTGGGATGGGTAACCTGTAGGCGGCGGTATCGGCCACGTGAAGGTACTAGACGTTTCATCAACGTCTTTGTACTGGGCGCGGAGGTCTCGACTATAATGCCGAGTTCTACGCCGACCCTCGTCGTGAACAAGTTTATCAACTTGGTCCGACACTGTGCGAAGTGCCTGTTTTAAACCAGACACATCGCGAAGTAAGGGTAAGATATTAAACTGCGCTTGCAGATAAGTATCAGACCCCGCTC